TACGACTTATCACCGGGGATGCTTTAGTAATTCACCAGGGCGATGAGCTGGAAGTATATTCGTCGGGCATCCAGTTGGTGAATTCGGGCTTATTCGAGTTTATCGGTGGATCTGCCCAGGCCGGGGATCCTCCTTCTCCGGCTGGCCAGACCGAGCTTGAGATCACCGGGCCGAAAGAAAGGGCTTTGAGCGGACGAGGAAGGATGCTGAAATGGGACTGAACCTGATCACCGGACCGACCGTCGAGCCGTTGACGCTGGCTGAGACAAAGCTGCATTTGCGGGTGGATGTCAGCGACGATGATACCCTGATCGCCGGGCTGATCAGCTCAGCGCGCCGGCAGGCGGAGCTGTTCATGCGCCGCGCATTGATCAACCAGACCTGGGAGCTGGTGCTGGATACATTCCCGGGATGCGACGAGATCAGGCTGCCCTTGCCTCCGCTGGTCTCGATATCGAGCATCAAGTACACCATTCGGGCCGGGACGCAGAGCACGTTTGCAGCCACGAATTACCGGGTGTTCGTCGGACAGGAGCCGGGGATCGTCAAGCTGAAATACAACTGTTCCTGGCCGGGAGATGCGCTGCTCGAAGCGCAGGCGGTGGCTGTGCAATATGTGTGCGGTTATGGCGCGGCAGCGGCGAATGTGCCGGTCAATATCCGGCAGGGGATGCTGATGCTGATCGGTCACTGGTATGAAAATCGGGAAGCGGTAGTGGTGGGGACCACGGCGGTCGAGCTGCCAATGGCGATACATCACTGCTGGTGGCCGGACAGGTACTTTAGCAGTTAGCTATTAGCGGTTAGCTATTAGCAAGAGGGAAGATGCAAGTCACGTTATTGCAGGATACGGTGATTGATGGTTCAGTGTATTGGGCCGGGACTACGGTGGATACCGACTGGCCCACCGCGCATGCGTTGGAGCGAAAGCTAATCGTGGAACGGGCGGACGAAGCGGATTGGCAAGACACGATGGAGCATTTCTACCCGGAGCGCCAAGCGGGGGCGGTGCTGGATGTGATGGTGTTCACGCCGGTCCTGAGACTGGAGCCTGAGACGGTGCAGGCGGTGCTGGGTCTAAAGTGGGACGGTGCGATCACGTTCGTGTTCCAGCGGGATAACCCGATCTCCGCGCAGGACGATCCGGGCAAGAAGGGGATCGCCAACCACCTGCACCAGTACACGCGCGTGCGCGAGACCTTCCTGGCGGGACGTTACGACGCCATGCTGGTGATCGAGAGCGATATCATCCCGCCACCGGACGCGCTGATCAAGCTGGCGGCGCTGAACGTGGATTGCGCGTATGGCGTCTACCGCTTCCGCCAGGTGGACGTGATCAGCATCAACGAGCGTTACCCGGCGCCGAATACCAACCTGGGCTCGAACCTGAGCTATGAGCAGTATTTGCTGAAACGGGCAATGAAACTGGGTCAATACCCATGCACAGGCGGCGGGCTGGGGTGCGTGCTGATCCGTAGAAGGGTGCTGGAAGCCATTGAGTTCAGAATTGAGGACCTGTTTACCGCGCATTGCGACACATGCTTTTGCCAGGACGTGCTGAGAGCGGGCTTCAGCCAGGCGGCGGATATGAGCGTGGTGTGCGGGCACAAAACGCCGGAAGGCGAGATCCTAATGCCAAACCTGGACTGGAGGACGGCATGAGAGCCGGAAAGCTGCGCCAGCGGGTAACGATCCAGTCGAAGACGGTCACCAGGTCGACTTACGGCGAGGAAGTGGTCACCTGGAGCGATCTGGATGAGCTGTGGGCATCGGTCGAGCCGCTCTCCGGGCGAGAATTCATCGAGGGTCAGGCGCTCCAGGCGGCGGTGACATCCAAGATCAGGATACGCTACCGGGATACGGTTGGTCCGACCATGCGGGCGGTGTACGGCGATCACACGTATGACATCCTGGCGGTCCTGCCGGACGAGAACAGCAAGCGGGAGATGCTGCTGATGGTGCAAGAGGTAGTCGCTTAGCTTTTAGCGGTTAGCGATTAGCAAGAGCTGGGAGAGAGATGAAAATCACGGTGAAGATTGAAGGAGATAAGGAATTATTAGAGGCTTTCCGACGTCTTAAGGTGGACGTTGCGTCAATATTCGAGAAGGCGGCGCTGGCCGGGGCGGAGGAGATCCGGGCGGCCGCGCAGAGCAAAGCGCCTGGTCCGCACATCGAGATTGAGATCGACGAGAAGCAATCCACGCCAGGCAGGCGGGTCATGTCGATCGGGCCAGATAAAGAACATTGGTACTACCAGTTCTTCGAGACAGGGGCGGGCGCACATGAGATCGACGGGAAATCCCGCCAGGCGCTGGCGTTTGTGGGACGAGAGGGGGCGGTGGTGCGGAAGGTAGTACAGCACCCAGGGATCGCAGCCGCGCCGTTTATGCGACCGGCGTTCGACAGCCGGAAAGATGCGGCGGTGGCGAGAGCTGGAGAAGTACTTAAGAAAGCTATTGAAAAGTAAAGGAGAATAAACAATGAGAAACGCAACAGCACGACCAACAGGAAGTTTAGCGTATCGAGTAGAACGTTGTAAGATAGCGCCGATAAGTTGGCGGCTTCGCAATACCCTGACGATCCGGTTTATCCGGGGATGGATTGCCTACCACGTAGCTCCGCTACTGGGAAAGGTGATCGGGTTTGGGACGGTAACCAGTAGCCTTTCATTCAAGGTCTGCCGGGCCGATGGTAACTGGGAAGATTACGGGGTTGTCAGTTATCGCCAGGTGACGACAGTTGGCATAACTGCGATGGCGCTGTCATTCGGAGCACAAGTCAGTCCAGGCAACTTCTTTTATCACGCCCTGGGTACGGGCGCGGGCGCTGAGGCGGCGGCTAACACCGCCCTATCGACCGAGCTGACCACCGAATATACCGGGGATGTTAGAGCCACCGGGACGCACACCGAGGCGGCAGGCGTTTATAGCACCGTGGCGACCAATACCCTGGATAGCGGCACGCCGACCGTGACCGAGCACGGAATTTTCACCCAGGCGGCTACGGGTGGTGGATCGTTGCTGGACAAGCATCTGTTCACGGGCGTGGCGATGGCAAGTGGTGACAGCTTCGTTAGCACCTATAACCTGACATTCACGGCGGGTGGATAACCAATGGACTACCAAAATCTCAAGATCGAGTTGGTTAGTGATCCGCTCGCTCGTGGCTATTCCGGGCTGAGCAACCAACAGGCGGCTGATAGTCTCAATACCGCCAATAGACCGTCAACACGGACGCTGGTAGATACCTGGGAGATTTTAGAGGCAACTGTGCAGGCCGAATATACGGCGATCACATCGGCTCTAAAGACCCAATATCAATTGTATGTGTCTGCATCCAGGTTAGATGTATCCAAGCCTAATACGCGTTCAGCATTTGCAGCTATGTTTGGCGCGAGTACAACTACTCGCGCCAATCTGCTGGCATTATCAACCGGCCCGCTCGTGAGTAGAGCTGTGGAACTAGGTTTGGGACTGGTTGCGCCTGGGGACATACAATGCGCCAGGGCGCTATAAGGAGAACTCATGGCAACCATAAAATACGGTACGCCTGGATCACCAGCCAACGTCATGACGACCGAGCTCAACGCGATTGCCAATGCAGCTGGGGCGATCACGGCCACGGCATTGAGCAACGATGCTGCGGGGGAGCTACATCCGTACGCCACGTTCGAATTGTATCTGGGTACACAGACAGCGCGATCGACAGGCGCGGCGGTGCTGATGTATATACTGCCGGAAATATCCGATAATTATGGTTTTGGTAGTGCATCTTTGCAACCACTACAAGCTCCGGATGCCGTTTTTAGTTTCGACGCGGCTACAACTGCTCGGTATGTGGCAGTTTCGATGATACCAATCCCGCCGACGAATTTCCATGTTGTTCTGTGGAACCAGACCGGACAGTCATTTGCGGCAACCGGTAATATTTTGAACTGGGAAATATACGACTTCGCGAGCGCGTAAATGTCAGTCCATCTCACATCGGGTTATTATTTTCAGAACACGTCGCTTGGGACGCTGAGCCAAAATGCGCCCTATACCGTAATGTTGTGGGCTCGGGAAGATACACCTCCAGATGGTTGGACTACCCTATTTGGAATGGGAATTGCGACTGGACGTGCTGATTCTATACAATATTACGCTGTCAGTTCCAAATACGACTTGTGGATTAATGCCTCAGGTCATGATGCAGACAATTATCCGTCATATACAACTAAACCAAATCGATGGTCACACCTCACGATGGTGCGCAGAAGTGTTACTTCGGTTGAGTTATATGTGGATGGATTATTTGGCGTTAGAGATACTTTTGATGTTACCGGTAGGAATGCCGCTGATCGAATAAATATTGGCTCTAATACCGCCAATGAAGTATATTGGGATGGAGATACAACTCAAGTAAAAATTTTCCGGTTAGCTTTGAGCCAAAGTGAAATACTTGCGGAAATGAAGTCATACCTCCCAATCTCAAAACGGAGTCTATGGGGCTGGTATCCGATGCATAGAGGTTTGGCTGGGAGAGACTTCTCTGGTAATGGTAATAATTTTACCGAAGCGGGCACACCAGCTTATATACATGATGAAGTCCGAAAATTTGCGGCTAAAAGCAAAATATGGTGGTTCGGTGGAACGGCGGCGGGCGGTACATCCACGCCCATGACCCTGACGGGAGGGTTGACTCCCGCCGGTGTTATTGTAAAGTCAATTGGAAAGACAAAAGGCGGGGGCCTGACGCCTGCGGGTGTATTGACAAGGACGATATCCCGGCCCAGGACGCTGGCCGGGGGATTGACGCCAGCCGGGGTATTGGCGAAAGTTATATCCAGGCCCAGGACATTTGCAGGTGGACTTACACCCGCCGGTGTTCTGGTCAAGCAGTTGACTAGGACGTTTGCAGGTGGACTGACACCAGCCGGGGCATTGACACGGGTACTAAATATAGTCAGGACGTTTGCAGGGGGATTGACGCCTGGAGGCTCACTAACCAGGGTGCTGAATATTGTCAGAACCTATGCAGGCGGTTTGACGCCGGGAGGCGTGCTTACCAGGGTATTAAATATCGTCCGCACGTATGCGGGCGGATTGACGCCCACCGGGGTGCTGACCGCCATCAAGGCGCGAGCGATGACGTTTGCAGGATCGCTTACTCCAGGTGGAACGTTAGCCAGGGTGCTGAATATCGTTAGAACGTACGCGGGAGGGGTAACGCCTGGGGGGACATTAGTAAAGAGTTTAGGAAAATTGTTTACTGGGGGACTTACGCCTGCTGGGGCGCTAACCACCATTAAGGGGAGGGCAATGACATTCGCTGGCGGGTTAACTCCGTCTGGAGTGTTGGTCAAGCAGTTGGCCCGGACGTTAGTGGGGGGATTGACACCGGCTGGGGTATTGGTCAAACAGTTGGCGCGGACATTTACAGGTGGTTTGACGCCTGCCGGAGTATTGTCATCCATCAAGGCGCGGGTAGTGACTTTTGCCGGATCAGTCACGCCTGGGGGGACGATGTCAAGGGTGCTGAACCTGGCGCGCACCTTCAGCGGGTCAGTTACTCCGGGCGGGGTTCTAACAAGGGTGCTGACTATCCTTAGGACATTCGCGGGCGCAGTGGCATCGGCAGGGACGATGGTCTATAGCGCGGCTGGAGCGGTAGCTGCTTATGTTGAGCTGAAGTTATCAGCGCGCAGTTCTCGTCTGACTTTAGAAAGCCGTGACTACGAATTAGATTTGCCAGACCGGGATTTCGGGCTTGACCTGGAGGATAGGGATTGAAATATGAGCAGCATCCGTGAGTTTACCAATTCACCCAAGCCGCTCGGCGTGGATGAAGAGATCGTGTTCTGGATCAACACCCTGCCCTGGGGCGGAACTCCAACCAGCGTGACCGTCAAAGTTTTTGATGTGACAGCCGGGGCTTACACTGATGTAACGTCCACCGTGATGCCATCCGGGTCTGCAAGCGTGGTTGGAAATGTGATCAACCTGCCTATTATGAAAGCCGTCACGGCAGAGCATATCTACCGGCTGGAAGCGAAGTTCACCAGCGCCGGGAATAAGGTCGAATGCTGGGGCCTGATCTTGGGTGAGTTATGAACGGCCTCGACTTCCTGAGGACTAAGAAATTATGACCCTCGAAGAGGCGCTGTATTATCACCTGGTGAACACTGCCGGCGTTTCGGCCCTGATCTCGACGCGCGTGTATCCAAACGTGATACCGGAGGATGTGGCCCAGCCGGCGGCGGCTCACCAGAGAATCAGCAGCATGCCAATATTGGACCACGGCGGGCCAAGCGGGCTGGAGACGGCTCGTATCCAGATCACCTGCCGGGCAACGACGTACGCAGTGGCCAAGAGCGTGGCCAAGGCGGTCAAGACGGCCCTGGATGGATTTAGCGGCACGATGGGCGGGGCTGGCGGAGTGACGGTGGAGTACAGCCACGTGGAGAACGAGCAGGACGGCTATAACATGGTGAGCGGTAGCAGCACCGTCCGGCTGGATGTGATCATTTTGTACCAATGATCGTAAAGAAAACGATTCAAAAGGAGATATAGACAATGGCAATACAAGGTGGATTTGGCGCAGTTTTGAAGGTTATGATCTCCACCACGCTGACGGTGGTGACCAACCTGAAGGAAGTGGAGTTCCCGGAGTTCGAGAAGATTTTGGCTGAAGCCACCGGGCACGATGCAACCGGCGGGTGGACGACGTACGTCGATACGGGGAAGCGCAAGCTCAACGCGATCAAGGTCAAGCTCGGCTGGGATAAGAGCGCAACCACGCATGCGGCCATGCTCACGGCGTTCACGGCGACCACGGCGCTGAGCATGAGCGTGCAGGACCCGGCCGCGACCGAGATTATCGCCTTCTCTGGGTTCATTCAGAAGATCGGGCGCGTGGCGGAGCAGGAAGACGAGTACGTGTGCAACGTGGAGATCCAACCGACCGGCGTACCGACGATCACACCGTAGATAGGACGCGGACGAACGCAGAAAACGCAGATAAGAACAAGGAGTCTTTATGGCTTTACTCAAGCGGGAAGAGATCCTGGCGGCGGTGGACCGACCGGTCGAGACCGTTTCCGTGCCGGAATGGGGCGGGGAGGTGCTGGTGCAAGGTCTGACCGGCGTGCAACGGGATGACCTGGAGACCAGTATCATCACCCAGAACGGGAAGAAGACGCCGGGGGTGGACCTGCATAATTTGCGTGCAAAACTATGCGCGCTGTGCATGGTCGACGAGAGCGGCAAGCGGCTGTTCCCGGATGCGGACGTGCGCGAGCTGGGCAAGAAGAGCGCCAGCGCGCTGCAACGGGTGTTCGAGGTGGCGCAGCGGCTATCCGGGCTGAGCAATGCGGACGTGGAGGAGCTCACAAAAAACTCCACGAGCGACCAGAGCGAAGGTTCTACTTCCGACTAGCCCTGGCGCTGGGAATGACGGTCGGCGAGCTGCTGGGCAGGATCAGCAGCCGGGAGCTAACCGAATGGATGGCTTATTACATGCTGGAGCCGTTTGGAGCGGAGCGCGACAACCTGCACGCCGGGCTGGTGGCGGCGATGGTGCACAACGTCGACCGGGACCCGAAGCGGGGCAAGGCAGCCGATCCGGCAGATTTCATGCTGGAATTTGGGATTAAGGAAGAGGAAGAGCCGCAAACGGCGGATGACGTGTATGGGATGATGCGCACCTGGGCGGTCCTGGCCGGGGCGAATGGAGCTGAAAGTTGACCACGCTTAGCACCTTATTGGTTAAACTCGGAATTGACAAGACCGATTACGACAAGGGGCTGGATGACGCCGAGAAGAAGACCGGCGCCAGCCTGAAAGCCATCGGGGATAAGATGTCGTCGGTCGGGAAAACGATGAGCCTATACGTCACCGCGCCGATCGTGGGCGGGTTCGCGCTGTCGATCAAGGCCGCCTCGGATATGAACGAGACGCTGTCCAAGAGCAACGTGGTATTCGGCGATAGCGCCAAGGCAGTGGAACAGTTTACCAGCTCAGCCGCCACCAACCTGGGAATGACACAGCAATCAGCCCTAGAAGCAGCCGGGACGTTCGGTAACCTGTTCGTGAGCATGGGGATGGGGCAGGCGCCGGCGGCGGATATGAGCACCGACCTGTTGCAACTGGCGGCGGACCTGGCATCGTTCAACAACCTGAACCCGACCGAGGTGCTGGAGAAATTGCGTTCGGGGCTGGTGGGCGAGACCGAGCCATTGCGCAGCCTGGGCGTCAACATCAGCGAGACGGCCATGAAGGCCCAGGCGCTGGCGATGGGGCTGGGGGACGCCAGCGGGAACCTGACCGAGGCGGAGAAGGTCACGGCGCGCTATGCCCTGATCATGCAGCAGACCACCACCGCGCAGGGGGACTTTGCCCGGACATCAGACGGCCTGGCCAACTCATCTCGCATTTTGAAGGCGGAGCTGGGAGACGCGGCCGCCACACTCGGAGCGCAGCTGCTGCCGATCGTTACGCAGGTGGTACAGACGGTCACCGGCTGGCTGGCATCATTCCGCGAATTGTCGCCGGAAGCGCAGAAGATCATCGTAGTGGTACTGGCGATAGTGGCGGTGATCGGGCCCCTGCTGATGATTATCGGTGCGCTGATCCCGGCGCTGGGGGCGATCGGGACGGTTGTTGGGACAGTGGCCGGGATCCTGACCTTCCCATTGATAGCCATCATTGCAGCGGTGATTGCGGTTGTAGCGCTGTTGTATGAGGCCTGGACCAACAACTGGGGCGGGATTCAGGAAAAGACTCAGGCCGTATTGGCCTTCATCTCGAGCCTTATTAGCTCGGTATTAGCAGGGATCCGCAAATTCTGGGCTGACCACGGCGCGCAGATAATGGCAATCGCCAAGACGGCCTGGGATACGATCCAGAAAGGGGTCGGGGCTGTATTAGCATTCATATCGATTTTAATCAATACCGTACTGGCGACGATCCGGGGCTTTTGGGATGCTCATGGCGCGCAGATAATAGCAATCGCTAAGGCGGCCTGGGATGCAATCCAGAAAGGCATCCAGGCGGTGACAGTAATTATCAAGGCCATCGTGGATGCTTTCCAGGCAGCATTTCGCGGAGATTGGACCGCATTCGGGGAGGCCATAAGGACCGCCTGGGATGCGGCCTGGAATTTGATTATCGGGGTTGTAAATACGGCCTGGGCAACTATTATCGCTGCGGTATCGGCGGCCTGGACAGGACTTAAAGCCGCACTGGCCACGCTGGTGAAAAATGCGATCACTTTAATTACAACAACGAATTGGGGCGAGGTTGGCACAAATATCGTGAAAGGAATTGCTACCGGCATTACAAGCGCTATCCAGTGGGTGATCAAGGCGATCTCCGGAATGGCCAGCGCCGTCATCGCTGCCATCAGAGGATTTTTGGGGATCAAGTCGCCTTCGAAGGTTTTCGAACAGCTGGGGATTCTATCCGGCCAGGGTTTTGCGCTGGGGTTGATGAAGGCAACCGGAACTGTGCGGATCGCTGGGGCCGGGATGGCTGGATCGCCGCTGGGCGGTGCGATGGGTGGCGGCGACTACTCGCGAGTAACCAATATCAATGTCAGTCCACATTATTACCGAGGCTCGGAGCCGAGCTTGATGGACGAACTGGCGGCGATAGGAGCATTTAGCAGAGCATGACAATTATCACGGTGACGGTCGATGGAGTTGAGACGGCGTTGAGCAGCCTGGGGGCGCTGGTCGGGCATGTGGGTTGGGGTATGCCACCAGTGGATAGTTACTTGGAACGAGCGCCGGGCCAGCATGGGGACACGCCTGCGGGGTACTCCCTTGCTCCGCGCATCGGTCAATTGGTGTTCAAGATGCCGCTTGCGGATCTGGACGCAATGTACACTCTCCGGTCTGAACTGCTCACCCTGTTCTCTCCAGTCAATTCGATCATCCTAAAGTTTACGACCCTGGAAGGGGCACGCTGTTTCGATTGCCGGTACGTGGGCGAAATGGGTTTTGATTGGGACGTTGGAGATTGGGCGGCGCAGAAATTCGTTGTTGCGCTGAAGTCTAATGATCCGACCTGCTATGACCCTGCCGGGCAGGCATGGAACTTCGGGTTAGGCGGCGGGGCGGATACGATGTTAGTGCCAACGGTCATACCCATGACGGTAGGAGGTTCTACGATTAATGTAACCAGCACCATCACCTACGCAGGCAACTGGCTATCCTACCCGTTTATTCGCATCACCGGGCCGATCCATGATGCGGTGATCGAAAACCAGACCACGGGCGACATCCTTGATTTTACGGGCGTCACCATAGACGCGGCGCATTATTATGATATTGATTGCCGGTATGGGCATAAGACCGTGATAGATAACCACGGCACGAATAAGATTGCAGACCTGACGGCGGCGTCTGATTTAGCGACCTTCCACCTCGAGGAGAACACGATTAACTCCATCCGGGTGACAGGATCGGCAGTTACGGAAGCCACGATAATACAATTAAGCTATTTTGAGAGATGGCTAGGAGTATAAAATGAGCGAATGGAGTGCATTTTGGACTACGACAGGCGGCGCACCAACCGGACACCAACAAGTGAGTTATACCCAGGTACAATGGACGATTGCTCTACAGATTATTGCTTCAGTTCATGATTACCAGGGTATTGCTCCTGCTTATTATAGTGCCTATTCCGGTTCGGTACCGGGTGCTAATACCGTCAGAATTGCCGCGGGTGGTGCATTAGTTGATGGTAAGGTCCATATCGGTATTGGTAGCACCGATATTAATATCCCCTCTGCGGTGGGTGGTGGGAATACTCGTATCGACCGGATTGTACTCCGGTGTAATTGGGCTGGGTACATCGTTTCGATCTATCGGATCCCTGGCGTGAATGCGGCCAGCCCGACGGAACCTGCTTATGAGCAGACATCTGGGACTCTATGGGATTTACTCTTGTATAATGCGTTAGTAAATACGGCGGGTGCAGTAACGTTGGTGGACACACGAATAACTGGAAGAATCGGGCCTAGTGGTATTATAGACCAAGCTATTTTGCACTCCAAATTGGCCGATGAGGCTGTTGAAACGCATAATATCAAAGATGCTAATGTGACTCTTGCCAAGATGGCGGCAGATAGCATTGACTCGGCTCAATACGTGGATGGGTCGATTGATCAGGAGCATTTATCGAACGGTGCGAGCAAAGTTTCTAACCGGCAGGGAAGCAGTGCGACCAATTGGAACTCTATTGGATCAACTAATTATGTGCCAGCATCCGCAAGGATATTATGTGGGGCGGTTAATGTTCCTGGAGGGGGGACGGTCGATGTCACTTTCCCGATCACTTTTGGCGGTATCCCTGTTGTCTTTGTGACAGCTGAGACCGCAAATAATGTAATGACTGCCTATCCTTTATCGACTTCTCAGGTGCGGATAAGCTGTTATTCTGGTGGTTCGCCTTCATCCGGTAACTGTTTCTGGCTTGCCATAGGCCCTGCATAAATGACCGCATCTTACCGCCTGCACATCCTCACCGCTGCCGGGGTGCTAAAACACATCCTGGCGGTCAACCCGTCTTCCAGCGACCCGACCAAAGGCGGCTTTCTGGAGCTGGCCTATATCAACCAGGTCAACGCGGTTGGTGATTGCGCATTTACCTTGGACGGGGCGCACGTGGCGTTACCTGATCTGACAGACCGCGCGCAGGTGGAGGTGTGGAGGAGCGACCCTGATAATTCAATCGCCTGGTATAGGGATTGGTCGGGGATGTTCCTGGACGAGGAACGTTGGATGTCGGACGGGCTGTCGCTGTTCAAGGCGGCGTGCAAGGGTGATCAGTGGCTACTGAATGATCGGATAGACGCCTATGATGCAGATACAAATCTGAAAACATCGTTTGTGGGTGTGCCTGGTGAGACGGTCATGAAGTATATCGTCTATAGCAATTTCACACCCGGTATAGCAACCGTCGCAAATGGCCGTGATGTAAACGGCGAAACAACTAATACGGTCAACATCAACGCATCGACTGGAGCTGGAAACTCTGTAGACTGGAAATGCGCCAGGGACAACGTGCTGGAGACATTGCAAAAATTATCAGCGATAGCAGGCGGCGACTTCGATGTAATTAAAATCGCACCGACAATTTGGAATTTCATTTGGTACACCGGGCAACGCGGCACTGACCGCACGGCCAGCGTGGTATTTAGTTTGGATCACGGGAACATGGCAGAGCCGCATTACAGCAAAGCCAGAAGCGGACGGATTACGAGCGTAATTGTGGGCGGAACGGGCGTTGCGTCCGAACGGCTGATAGCGGCGCGGACAGGTAATGGATATGCTGCCGGTAATAACATTGAGGCATTTTACAACGGGAGTTCACAAACCCCTACCGCGTCCGGGCTGAACGCGTTGGGCGACCAGTATCTATTCGAGCATCGTGACCAGGAGCAATTCGGGTTCAAGGTACTACAAACCCCGGCCTGCCTATACGGCAGGGATTACTTCCTGGGAGACAAGGTAACTGCAAAATTCCTGACCATCACAACCACGCCGAAGATTACATCTGTTAGTGTGTCGGTCAAGAGCGGGCAGGATCAAGTCGATATAGGGTTATCTTATGTCTGAGACTGTTGACCAGGTGCGAGAAATACGGGCCAGGGTAAACCAACTTTGGACTGAGGAGCATCAGGATTGCACCGTCATCGTGGCGCGCTATTGGGCGCAGGGGGCGCAGGCGGGTCAATCTATCCCCGACAATACTGTTACGATTGTTGACTTTAATGGCTTGATGTACGACACCCACAGTGCAGTGACGACCGGCGCGGCTTGGCACTTCCATGCGCCGGCGAATGGGTATTACGCTGTTTCGGCGGCGATAATGTTTGGGACTACAACCACCTGGGCGGACGGGGAAGAGGGTGCTTTGTATTTATACAAAAATGGTGGACCTCAATCCTATCTCGCCAGAAAAGATAATTACAATACTGCCAGTCTGTTCATGCAGCTCACTGGATCGGACGTGGTTTTTTTGTCGGCAGCCGAATATATAGATATACGAGTAATACAAATATCCGGTGCGGCGCTGGCCCTGCATAACGATGCGGGCTGGAATTACGTCGCAATCCATAAGGTATAAGAGCGCTTAAAAACGCGAAAGCGACCACCCCTCTGAGTTGATGGTCGCTCTCACTCACCCGTAATTGCAGCTATACCCCAACCTGGCGGGCGTCGCTCCCATTTTGCTGGCTCCGACTCCAGCGTGCTGCCTGTGACAGTTGATTGTGGTAAGTTCTGCATAGGTTTATTATAGCATTTATAGACAATTATGTCAATTGTCTGACAAGTTATGGTTTGAGCGGCGGCGCGTGGCGGAGTTTGGTTTTTACTTCAGGCACCAACTCCTTGATTTCTTCCACATCGCGCATGTAGCGCATGGCGGTGGAGCGATGACCAACGTCGAGCAGATCGGCTATTTCTTGGAGAGTGAGATCATTTAGGTAGCCGGCCCGGTCCAGCTCGTAAAGTGCGGCCACGCAAGCCGCGCGGTGGATATTTTTGGTTATGGTAGCCATGTTAACTCGTTGTATCCTTACGAGGGCGACCACCCTTTTTGCCATTTTCGCGGCTGGAGAAGGCTTTGCGGTCTGACTTGATCGATCCGAGAGCAGACGCCGCCGAGTGGCTATCGACTGCAAGTGCAATTTGCTCATAAATACTTTTTATCATGGCAAATTCTTCGGGGGTTGCTTTAACGATTTGGTAATTGAGCAGCACCCAAGATGTCATATCAAGCAGATTATCGTCGTCCAATATAATCACCGGTTGCCCATAACTGGACGCGGGATGATCTCTCGTGATCGTAGCATTTATGGTATGGCGTTTCTGATCGCCCAGGACGTAATAAGAGAGTTTCATCAATTCGCCTCGCAGTCGCCGTAGCAGTAGGATTCGCATTTGGGGCAGAGGCCATTTTCGATCTGCCGGGCATATTCGGCGGCTTCAGTGTCCATGGCTAGTTCAGCGGATTGTTTGCGAGCGATCTCGATAGTTTTGATCTCGGTATATTCGGGGGTTGTCAACTCGGCGTCCATTTCGGCGATTGCGGACATGATCTCGTTGTAGCGGGTCTCGCTGATATACATGTCGCCAAGTCGGGCGTAAGCGCCGGATTTGTCAAACTTTGGGTCAACCAATCCAGGAGCGCCGAGGCTACGTGTGTAAAATTTCCCATCGACAAAGACCTCGATTGATATCAGGTCTATGGTCTCTTTTCCGAGGTTGATATTCCACCCGTCCGCAAAACCGATTTTTTCTTGAACATCAATAGTGCGCTCGATTTTGATTTCGACTGCCTGGTCCTTGCTAGTTTTTCCGATGATGGTTCTGGTTGCGTTCATTTTGGTCTCCTGTCTGTCTGCATTGCTTTTGTTTGATATATATATAATAACCTATCGTTAGGTTATTGTCAATAGGCAAACAGGGTAAAAAATAAGTTGTAAGGTCGTTCTATTTATGTTCTAAGAATCGGGTTTGCGCGCAAACGTGCTCAGGGTGGGGGGTTGCCGATCCAGGATTTTACGCCGTCATGACCTCTACACGATCCTTGTCGGTGTTCGCCCGCCCACAAAGTCCCATCATTACAAATTGCAATAATGCCTGGGGGATAGCCTGTGGTTGGCGCAATTTCCACTCCAGTGGTAGCGACGGGTGTTGGCGTATCTATTACGCTGGTTTGGGTTGGTCTGACTGTTTTGGTCGGTTGGGATGTGGCGGTTGGATCAAGAGTCGCAGTCGGAGAAAATGTCGCAGTCGGGATCATAGTATTCGTAGGCTGAGCCGTCAGGGTCTCCGCCTGGGCGGTCGCATTGGCCTTACCTCCTGGAGTCAGGCTGTAAATCAGAGCGGCCACCGCGCAGACGATGCACAGAGTCCCAGCCACAGCAACGATCAATAATACTTTGCGTTTCATATTTTCCTCCTAATTCTTAGAATTCCTTAGAGTTTTGTAAGGTATAATTACGCATGGACGTATTGACAACACGAATAAACGGAGTAAAATAAATTATGCAAACATATCCACCTATTCAAATCTCGGAGGATGCAGCAATGGGAAAAGGCACATTAGTGAACCATATCCCTGAGCTGCTCGCAGAGAGAAACATGGACGCCAAAACTTTCGTCGCATATTGCATGCTCCAGGGAATGTCGCAAACTACCGCATACAGCCTGGTGCGCGGAGAGACGAAAGTCAAAACTGCAACACTGCAAACGGCAGCGTCAGTCTTAGGTGTCAGCATCGGCCAAATTCTCACAGTCGAGCAGTAAGGCAGAAACGGCCCAACTGCTTGCGCAATCAGACCGTTTCAACGTCTCCCATACCTGCCATTCCTCGCAAGAAAACCAGGTAGGGGAACCACTCACCCGGAGGGGTGTTATGGCATACTCCAACAATCCCCCCATCTCTCCCATGACA